CCATGGTCACATGTCTGTTTAACCCTCCTTGGAACAATCGAGGAGTGTAATTCAGGTGTCTCGAAATCGAGGCACGGATGGGAGTTCGCAGAATCGATCTCCCCTGAAGATCCAAATCTTCAATGGATGTTTGATAAAAACATCAAAAAGGTCGGCTTTAGTACCGATCTTGAAACAGCAACAGATTATTTTAATTGGTCTGTTGCAAAAGACATCATCGATACTTTCAATGATGTATTTGGCATCCCCAAATGGTATGGGGATGCAGTGAAAAAGATGCTGACTTCAAGTCGCATCTTAATGTATGAGGGCGAAGAATTATGTCGCACTCTTAGAGCCGCCCTAATGGGCGACCCTGGAACAAAAGCCATTTTAACTGGCTTTGGATTAGCCGGGATTGCGAAATCCCAGCGAGAACATACCTGGGTATTTGCCCGGGTAGTGGGGGATGACCTAGGTTTAATAGGACCCCCGGGTGCCTCTGATACATTATCAGAGGCTATTACCTCATGGGACATGAGGATATCAGAAGACGATACCTACAACGGTGACCACGTCTTCTTTACCGAGGAACTTGTAAGAGTTCCTCGTAGTGTTCATGATACGATTGATCGTATCAAGAAATCTCGTAAGTGGGGTAGATCCCCTTACATTGATGCCGTAAAAATACGGCTTCTATTAGACGTCCGGAAAAACCGAGACGACTATTCTTATACGCCTACTGGACGTATAAGTCAATTAGGTAAGGATATGTCTTACCTAAAAAGGAATGCAGACCCACGTGCACTCTTTCATCTTGGATCAATGATCCAGGATACGATTCTATCTACGATAGAACATGACGGGGCAGTTTATTTCCCGTCACAAATCTACGGGGAGGGTAAACCTCCCCTATTTGATAACCCCAGAAATGTTCTGCGGTTTTGGCTTACCCAAAGATCGGGTAAGATGATTCCTAACCTTATGAGGATAGGGAGAGAAGCCCTCCATTACAGGGAGGACAGAGGTCTCGGTGCAAAACGCAGCGAGATATTAAAGAATGCCGCCATTGGACAGCGACATTCGAAGAATGAGGCTTGGAGAGTAGTCTTCAAGCCTGTAGATGTTCCTGAAATTCAGGAACATAAATATGCCTCAATCCCAAGATATGAGGCACATACGGCCAAGATTTTATCTCGGCTCAGAAATTTCATAATCTCCGATCGTGAAATATCAGGAATTCAGGCAAAATCTGAATTCATAACCTCTCTTTTAGAAGAGAAGGATATACCAGTCCGTGAATGGAGACTGGTAGATGTGGAACCCGATGAGGTTCCAATGACTCTCGAAGAAATTCGAGAGTTTTTCCGGGTCTGGATCGAAGACCCCAATAGCTTCCGATCAATCAAATTGGAAGAATTCTTCGACCGTGAAAAGGTCGAGGAAATTCTAGGGGAAAAATATCCTCTAAAAACTTCGCTGAGGCTTAAACCTCAGCATACAATCCTCCGCGAATTACCGCAGAGGAATAGATTGGAAGACCATGAAGGAACTTCCTTATTTGAATGGCTAAAACAAGCCTATTCGAATCCGACGAATGTCCCAGACATTCCTCGAGAGAATTTATCTGATGATGAATTCATTTTGGACGATCTATACTTAGACCGTCCAACATTGTTCCTTGTCTCAAACGACAGGAAACTCGCTTCCGCCTTGGCATTAGCAAGGCGAAAACATGGCAGTAGGTACAAAACCTACTGCATCTCTTGCCATATATGGGCAAAAGGAAAATGGTCCTGGAAAGAATTCGGACCACCGATGACCGAGACAAATGTCGAGGTCGATATGGGCAGTGTAATGGCTTACTTTGCCCAAATTGCCATCGATGAAGAGACGGCAAAGAAAGCCTACGAAGCAGTAGGCAGAGGTAGCAGTATACTGCTACAAAAGGATACGGATATCCGTACCTTACGTGTCCCGGATATCAGGCCGGGACAAATTTATGTAAGTCCGTATAACGAACATGCACAAATTGGAGGTGAAGAAATCACCTTCCCACCTAGAGGATTTCCTCAGAGGTTTCAGGTGGTACCTGAGTACCACCAGTTTGCATATTAATTAATATGCAATTTTGCTCTAATTAAAGAGGTGGGTTAACTCCCACACATATCCTCCTGTAAGGCATTGAAGCCGCAGGAGTAGTGCTAGAGTTGAGGGTCGGC